CTCGACTCATCTGGTGCCGCCGTCAACGGGACGGTGGATGCCATTGTTCAAGGATATTGACCATGACCGCACTACCTTCCGCCGCCAGCTTCACCGGCGCCTCCGTCACCGAGGGGCAATTCAAAACAGCCATCACCAACCTGATTGCCTACCTGACCGATCTGTTCGGCACCGATGGCAGCAAATCCACGGCATTGGGCACACTTGGCGCGGCAACGCCAGAGCAGATGCAGGGGTATGTCTCAGAGGTTGACGCAGACAGGATCGCAGCACAGACGGCAGCAGCAAGCGCCGTCGCCGCATGGAGCGCGGCCCTCGCAGCCAATCCCGATCTCAACCCTTGGGGGCGGATGAACCCCGGCACGCTCAACAGCAACTTCACCCTGGCAGCCGGGTACAACGCCGTTTCTGCCGGGCCCCTAACCATCGGCGAAGGGGTCGAAATCACCCTCGCCGACACCTCCAACTGGACCATTGCGTAAAGGACAACACCATGAGCAACCTCAACATTCGCAGCATTACCGGCAAAGACGGCAGGCCCGTCATGTTCCCGACAGGCATTTCCATCGGCACTGGCGCGCCCGGTGGCGTCAACAACATCGGCACTCCCGGCCAGCAAGGATTCGGCATTGGCGTCTGCCCCGGCCCGCTACCCTCCGGCATGGGCGCGATATTTGGCTGTACCGATCCCTCATCTGACAACTACGGCAACTATCAATACAGCGATGGTTCCGTCATGGTCTGGATTCCGGCCTTTTTCTACAAATGGGGCACCGGCGCGAACGGGCTGGCGATGAATGCGGTAGACATCAAGCCATTCTCGGCCTACGCGGATGTTGCTACAGCAAACGCCGCAGGGTATGCGCTGCACCGGGCGTTCTACGATGGCGGTGTCCGTGAGGGTTTCTTCATCGACAAATACCTGTGCTCAAACAACGGCGGTATTTTCTCGTCGATTAAGAACGGGATTCCGTGCGACACCAACGGCTCGCAGTCGGGGGTCGGCGCGATTAACGGCGTCGGAGCCAACAACTACGGCATGGTGCAGCAGGCCGCGAAGTCTCGTGGCTCCACATTCCACTCGGCCAGCATTTTCATGCACAAAGCCTTGGCGATGTTGAGCTACGCCCACGCACAGGCCAGCACCAGCACAACTTACTGTGCCTGGTATCACACCACGAACAACTTCCCGAAGGGCTGCAACAACGACGCACTGGGCGACACCAACGATGCCGCCCTGGTGTTCACCACCGCAGGTCACGGCACCTACCCGAACAAGCCGCGCACCGGCTCGGCTAACCTGTTCGCCCGCACGGCGCACAACGGCCAAAACAGCGGCGTGGTCGATCTGAACGGCGCAATGTGGGAAGTGGCTTTTGGCCTGACCCATGACGGCACAAACTACTACGGCCTGAAAACCACCAAGCGCTTGCGCGATTTGACAGGCTCCAACGCAACGGGCGCGGATAGCTTCTTTGGTGCCACCGGCATTGCGGCCAACTACGACAGCCTTGGCACCACCATTGGCGGCTTGCAGGGCAACAGCACGGTCAAAACCTTCGGTAGCACATCGCAGGTGCTTTCTGAGGCCACCAGCGGCAACAACTGGACGCTGGCCGGTATAGGTGTGCCGATCAATACGGGCGGCACCAACATCTTCGGCAATGACGGTATTTGGGACTATAAAAACAATGAAATGTGCCCGATTGTGGGCGCGGACTGGAGCAACGGCTCCCTGGCGGGCGTCTGGGCGTTGAATCTCAACAATGTCCGCTCTAACGCGAGCACCAACGTTGGCGGTCGCGCGGCCTTGTATCTCTGAGGCCCGAGCGATAGCGATGGGCCTGCACGACGAAGCCAAACTGGACCGGAAATTCGTGGAATTTGCGAAGCTGATGAATATCTACCTCAACCACTTCCCAAAACACGAAAAGTACGGACTCGCCTTGGAAATTCGGCGCACAGCTTATGGCATGTACGCCTTTATCGTGGAGGCCCAAAAGCGCTATCACAAGAAAACCACGCTTTCAAATCTGGATGTGACGCACGAGCAATTGCGTATGCTGGTGAATCTGGCCCATGCCCTGGGCTACTTCGCCTTCAAAGCCGGCGCGCAGTGCGACACACCCAAAGCCACAGCCGACCACCGTTACCTGGCCCTGTCCAGGCTGGTCGATGAAATGGGCAGGATGATCGGCGGATGGATCGTCGCGCATCGCGCCCAGCAGGAGGCGTCTTGACATGTGCCCGATTGTGAGCACGAACTGGAACAACGGCTCCCTGGCGGGCGTCTGGGCGTTGAATCTCAACAATGTCCGATCTAACGCGAACACCAACGTTGGCGGTCGCGCGGACTCGGCTTCACCTCGCACCGCGCAAGCGGATGGTGGAACCAAGGGAGGCGCTTTCTGGCGGCTGGCAATGCGGGCCGCGAAATCCATGCTCATGAGCATTTCTGGTAGGGCTGGCTTGTCCAGCATCGAAGGTCAGGCCACATGAAACGCCACGGATTCCTCTACGAAAAAGCCTTCAGCTTCGATGCGTTGCTGGCGTCTTATTACGATGCCGCCCGCAACAAGAGCGGCAAACGCGCCTGCTTTGAGTTCACAAGGCATCTTTCGGCCAGCCTCGATGCACTGCACTGCAAGCTGGGTGATGGCACATACCGACCGAACCCGTATTACACCTTCATGGTGTTCGAGCCCAAGCCGCGCAAGATTTACGCGCCCGCGTTTTCCGATCTGGTGGTGCAACACGCCATTTATAGGGTCATCTATCCCATCTTCAATCCGAGCCTGATTGAGCAATCCTTTGCCTGCCGCACGGGCTACGGCACCCACAAAGCCGCCGACTATGCGCAACGCGCCCTCAAGGCATCGCGCCCTGGCACCTACTCGATCAAACTGGACATTCGCAAATTCTTTTACCGCATTGACCGCGATGTGTTGCGCAGTCTGATCGAAAAAAAGATCAAAGACAAACGCTTTGTCGATTTGATGATGGTCTTTGCCGATCATGGCGATCCGGTTGGAATTCCTATCGGCAATCTGCTCAGCCAGCTTTATGCGCTGATTTATCTCGATCCGTTGGACAGGTTTGTCAAACGCGAGCTGGGAGTCAAAAAATACTGCCGCTACGTGGATGACTTCATCCTGTTCGATCTGACCAAAGAGCAATGCGACGAATACCTGGTGCGCATTCAAGACTTCTTGCGCGATGAGCTGCATCTGGAGCTGTCCAAATACACCATCGCGCCCACCACCAAAGGCGTGAATTTTGTGGGCTACCGAACATGGGGCTCCAAGCGGTTCATCCGCAAACACAGCCTTTTCAAGTTCACCAAGGCGGTCAAGGCTGGCCACCTGGATTCCGCCGTCTCCATCCTGGGGCACGCCCGCAGGACATGGAGCCTCAGTCACCTTGTCTCAACCACAAAGGAAATCAACCATGACATCTATCTTCTCTTACCACAAATATATCGACGCAATCACCACCCGCGAACTGCGTCTACCCGAGGGTGAAAACCATCAGAAAATCGGCACAGAGCTGGCCACCCTCAATGGCGTGACTTATATCAGCCTGCCCGATGGCGCCACGCTCCCCGCTGATCAACCGGCGGAGATTGCAGCCAGCATCGCGGAGGTGACGCTGACCCCGGAACTGCGTGCCGCCATTTCCGATGCCAGCCCGCATGTGCGGCTGATCCGCCAGCGTGTGCAGGATCGGATCGCCGAGCGTTACTCGATGGCCGATGAGATCAAGCTGCTGCGCACACAACCATCGGCTGAGTTTGATGTCTATAACGCCTATGCCGAGGATTGCCGCGCATGGGGTCGCGCAGAACGCGCCAAACTGGGTCTCTAACCCGTGAACACTGACGCAGAAGAGCTTAAACGGCTGTTCATCGACGAACATCACCGCCAGGAAGTGTACCGACAAGGCACGCTTGACTGGCGTATTGCTGTCGAGCAGCGGCTTGGCAATCAGGGCGTTATCGAACAGCGGATTTCGACAATTGAAAAGTCCGTCGAAAAAATGGCAGATGCCATTAAGGAATTGACCGCTTCGATAGCTGCGATGGCCAAATTAGAGGCGAAGCAGGTCGAGATTCAAACTCACATCGAGAAATCTTCTGCGTCGGTTACAAGAGCATTTGCTGCAATCGAGAAATCGGAAGCCGCGATGCGGAGTTTAATTTCAGATCATGAGACTCGTGTTCGTGCATTAGAGTCTGAGATGCCAACTACGAAATTAACCCGTGGTTGGATACTCAGCGGGATGGTGTTTGTGATTACTGCCGTGGGCGCGGCGCTTATTGGACTGGTGCTGAAATGAGCGAATCAGAAGTTCTCGCAGTCATGTTAATCGGCGTCGTTGTCGTCGGGTTCTGCATTTCAAAATTCATTGGTTATCTCAATAACGAGAAAGATGATGTGTTCACAATCCACGACGACACGATCTAAATCGCTCTGCGATATTTGCAAATACTTCGATGTGCTCGTTGAGGTGCGCAATGGCGTGACGACGCAATATCCCTCTTGTGATTATTTTCACGCCTGGTTCAAGAATGTGCGCGACCCGAAACATTGCCGTAATTTCGAGCCTGCTGAATATGTTGGAGACTGACTATGTTTAGCTTCTGTTGGGCGACGCCGCCTGTCGTAAGGTTCTACCTGGTTGCGCCTGATGCAGCGGTTCAGCTTTTCGATGCGCTGATCCTGCTTATGCCGTGGTGCTGACATGGGCGATATTTCCAAGCATTTCAGCCGTCATGAGTTCGCGTGTAAATGCGGGTGCGGATTCGCTACGGTCGATATCGAGTTGATCGAGGTACTGGAAAACCTGAGGGAAACCTATCAAGCCCCCGTCAAGATCAACTCTGGCTGTCGGTGTAAGAAGCACAACGAGGCCGTTGGGGGCGAGGAAGATTCAAAACACATGCAGGGCATCGCTGCTGACATCGTGGTGACTGGGTTATCTCCGGCCAAGGTTTATCAGTACCTTGACCAGAAATATAAGGGCAAATACGGGATTGGTGAGTACGCGGGGTGGGTGCATATTGATGTTCGACAAGAACAAGCGCGATGGAGGAAAGTCTGATGTGGCAAGCAATCATCCCGATCATTGGAAGCGTGCTTGAAAAGGTTTTGCCCGATCCACAGGCCCAGGCCGACGCCAAGATCAAGCTGTTGGAATTGGCGCAGAAGGGCGACCTAGCTGTGCTGGATGCCGAGACCAAGATTGCGCTAGGCCAGATCGAGGTCAACAAGACCGAAGCCGGGACGGACATGTTTCGCGGAGGCTGGCGACCAGCAACAGGCTGGGCGTGCGTCTTCGGCCTAGTGTATCAATTCATCGTTCAGCCCATCCTGCCGTGGGCGGTGTCCGTGTTCGGCGGCTCCGTTCCGCCGCTACCGCCCATCGACAACGAGACATTGA